TCAGATGCAGTTGATCGACGGACTTAGCGGACACTCGGGTAACATCGTCCTGGCGCGATCGGCAGTGTCATAGGCCATAAATGCCGCGATGGCCGACAGGATGAGGCTGATTACGATAATCACCAGTGCCCTGACCATGAGTATGTTCCATGAATTGAAAGATGGCAGATACTTTATGGACAGTGGGTTAAACAGAAAGGCAACTTAGCGCAAACTTTATAAAGCCCTACCTTTGTTCCGCCTCAGCGTCACATGGGCTGACTGGGTACCAGCGTAGCGAATTCTGAACACTACGATGTGAACATAGTACTTTTCCATCCTTCTCCAGCGAAAGCAGCAGTAGTCGGGCGGTATAAATATCTTCATTACAGGCATCGGCCAACTGGCGTGTTTTTGGCCATAGGATCGGATCTGGCGGGGGGGGGGGTACGTTTTGACATAGCGAATACAGCGCTTTCATCATCATCTGCTTTTTGCTGAACCATATATGGTCATTTCCGTTCACTGCATACCGCCACTCATTTCGTAAAACCCGCTGCTCTTAGTTTAGAACAATGAGGTCCGTATCGGGTGGCATTCTGTTCCGATGCCATCACATTTTCGCATACAGCGCGGAAGATGACTGTTGACAGCGATGGCCACGACGTCCTGGTGGTTGAACGCTAAGTCACTGAAGCCAATATTGCTATGTTTGTCACGGTAGTTGAATATTCTGTTTTTTTATAGTTTCTCTACAAAAGTATTGTTCGCATGGGTGTTGAACATCTTTTTTATTCTAAAAAAGTGGGTTTCAATGTCAATTTGAAAGAATTAAATTCTATTTAATTTATTTTTAACAGATTAAAAGATCGAAAATGCTCTTTTATGAACAGTGTGTATATGCAATACTGATTTCAACTCAGCGGCTCAGATATTTATTATGGATGCTCAAGAGCGCATGTTGAGGCATGCTGTTACTGGATGACTCCAGTATTCTTATATCTGCAAAAAGATTTACTCAATTTTATTTATACCCAACAGGGAATAAAAATGGCGGAGCTTGCCCGGAAGATCGTGGTTGCAGCGACAAGTTCACCTGTCTACTCCTGAATATCTTATTTATACTTGAGGAATTACCACTGGAGTGCCACTCATTCCGGGGAGGTTTCATGTCGCTTAAACAGAGGTGCTGGTTTTTCGCCAGTGCAAAAAAAGGATGTCACAGAGCGGTAAGAAGAAAATTTATGAAGAGGAAGCATGAATCTGATGAAATAGTGGGGAAGGAGTATCTGGAACGTCCTGAGCATTTTTTTACTGATAGCTATGATCCACGCATCCTTGAGGATATACAAAGGGATGATATATCTATCATATTGATGACATATTGAGTTGATACAGGGTAAATCTGTTTTTATTCCGGAGGGCATATGGCAACGGGTCTTTCAGCCGAAAGTTGTGTCTTAACGTTCGGAACCCTGAGTGGGTGTATTATTAGCAGGGAACTTCAAGATATTGCGACCGGCGCTTTTGCCGGGGCAGCTATTTCGGTCTTGTCATCTTCTGATTTTTCATATTTTAAGCAGTCTGTGATTTTTATTATTTCATTTATCACTGGAGTTTTTACCTGCACATTAGCTGGAGATATTCTGACATACCTCACGCCAGATGTAATGGTTATTTCTCCCCGGGTGGGAGCATTGCTGTCGGCGGCTGTATCTGTCAGATTCCTGATAGTCGTCGCCAGAGATCCGTTCGGGTTGATAGAAAATTTTGTAAAACTCATCCGGGGGAAATCACAATGAATGTGCTGCTGTTAGTCATGAATGCCATGAGTTGCTTTCTCATTGTCTTCCGGCTGATATTTGTTAATCGTAATAGAACAGTACAGCATGCCGGAATTTCGATGATAACCTGGTTACTGGCGGTGGCGTACTTTGATGTCTTTGTCAGTATGCTGTCGGGGGAATATTGGCAAGTCAATCCGTCTGAGGCGGTGGTTAACATGATTTTTTGTATCGCGTTGTATGCCTGTCGTGGGGATATGAAAAAATTAATTCAAGGGAGTTCGCATGGTCACTAGTGAGCAGGGACTGGCATTAATTAAACATTTTGAAGGGTGCCGTCTGGAGGCTTATCAGGATGTGGTTGGTGTCTGGACTATAGGGTATGGGTGGACCCAGTCTGTGGATGGGGTGGTGATTCACGCGGGAATGCAAATTGATCAGCTGACGGCGGACAGATTGCTGCTTTCAGGTATAGGAGAGTACGAAAGTGGAGTGGGAGGGCTGGTCAGTGTACCTGTTTCACAATCACAGTTTGATGCGCTGGTGAGCTTTGTTTATAACCTTGGATGCCGTTCGCTTGCTGATTCAACGTTGCTGAAAAAACTGAATCAGCAAGATTACGCGGGAGCCGCTATGGAATTTCCCCGATGGAATAAAGCTGGGGGTGTTGTTTTGGCTGGGTTGACGTCCCGTCGACTTGCTGAGCAAAAGTTGTTTCTTAGCTGAGTTCAAAATGGTTATCTCTTATGCAGTAGTGGACTGGTTTTTGTTGGGAGGACTAACATCTTTTCACCTGGTGTATTATCGGGTGTAACGCTTTGTTTATTTTCAGTGAATTCCTCTGAAAACTAATGTGAAAAATGTCTTCTTTATATCATATTGACTATTAAATCCAATTTGATAGTAAGCAGTAATGACCTCAGTTAGGAGAAGTGTCAGACCAAACAGGATCATCATAATCATGTATGGCAAGACATTTTATTCAGTAAAATCACGGGAATTATCAGAGTAACAATATGGAAAACTGGTACCTTGCCTGCTATAAGGCAGGAAAGCACAACGCTTTTAAAGCGCAGATGTTTCTGTCTCAGCCGCAAATAGATGCGATGGTGTTTATTCCTCAAATATGTAGCTACCGGCCTCGAACAGATCGTCCGGGTCAATTAAAAAAAATGATAGAACCCCTTTTCCCTGGATATATGTTTATCTGTTTTGACCCAGAGATTACTCATACATCGAAAATTTCCACCTGCCCGGGAGTAAGTCATCTTGTTCGTTTTGCGGATACCATTAAGCCAGTGAATGACAGCATCGTTGAGGAGATTATGCAATTACCTGTTTGTGTACATTCACCTGTCATTAAAGAGCGAAAAAACAAAAGAATGGAGCAAAAAAATAAAACGGTACTGACAACGGTACAACATGATGAACTCATGAATGTGGTGGCGGAAAAGGATGGTCTGACCCGCAGCACCATGCTTTATGCCTTTGCGCAGTCCGTGTTCGAATAATTCTCGTCTGTCATATAAATGAAATAGTGGAGGTAGCCGACTTCATGTTCTGATTTTCTCGTTTCTCTAAGAAAGTTCCTTACCGCACATCTTAATTTATCAATAACCAAGAGAAGGGGTGATTATGTCTACCACTTTTGATCAAGTTGCAGCTGAATATCCGGTACCGGTCTATCGCTTCGTTGTCTCCGTTGGTGACGAGCAGATCCCATTTAAATCGGTCTCCGGGCTGGATATTAAATACGACTCCGTCGACTACCGTGATGGTACCGGCAATCTGTTTTACATGCCGGGCTTGTTACAGAAAGTCTCTATTACGCTCAGCAAGGGCGTTTTCCGTGGCCAGAATGCGCTTTATGACTGGATTAACGGTATTTCCCTGAACCGGGTGGAGAAGAAAGATCTGATGATCAGCCTTACCGACGAGTCCGGCAGTGAAATCCTGGTCACCTGGAATGTGCTGAATGCGTTTCCCACCGGGCTCACTGCGCCGTCCTTTGATGCATCCAGCAGCGAAGTGGCGATTCAGGAACTGACCCTGGAAGCCGATCGCGTCACGATGCAGACCTACTGATTTTCCTCCCGTACCTGAGAAAATTGAGGAGTTATTATGCCTGTCATTACGACTTACCCAGGCGTGTATATCGAAGAGCTGGCAAGTACGGCACTGTCCGTGTCCGGCAGCAGTACGGCTGTACCGGTGTTTGCCATTGCTAATACTGATGCTGTTTTTCCCAACACTCCCACCCGTATCAACTCCTGGCTGGAATATGTCAGCCATCTGGGGTCTGTCGGGTTTGATTCGAAAAGTAACCGGGATGTTGCCATCCGGACCTATTTTGAAAATGGCGGGGGTTACTGCTATCTGGTGAAGGCGGACAAACTGGTGACGGAGGTTCCGGCCCTGGACGATGCCACTCTGCTGGTAGCTGCCGGAGAAAATATTCAGGCAGCCGTCACCACACTGTGCGTTACGGGAAATAACCTGTTCGCTATTCTGGATGGCCCGGAGGATGAGGACTTGGCATCTGACTGGGCTGCTCTGTATAACGAGACGGAATATGCCGCCATCTATTACCCCTGGCTGAAAGCGGACTGGACGGCGGTAGACGTCATCATCCCCCCCAGCGCAGCTGTTGCCGGAGCCTATTGCCTGAATGACCGATCCCGCGGTGTGTGGAAGGCCCCGGCTAATATGGCGCTTCAGGGCGGGGTACTGCCGCTGTTTAAGGTGTCGGATTCGTTTCAGGGGGATCATACCACTGAGGGTTACGCCCTGAACATGATCCGCCAGTTCAATAACGGCAGTCCGCTTATCTGGGGGGCAAGAACCAGCACGGCGGCAGACGATGAAGAATGGCGCTATGTACCGGTCCGCCGGCTGTTCAACAGCGCGGAGAAGGATATTAAGGATACGATGCAGACCCTGATGTATGAACCCAACAGCCAGCCCACCTGGGAGCGTGCGCGTTCGGCCATCAGCAACTATCTGTTCGGTCTGTGGAAGCAGGGCGGGCTGGCGGGGGCCCGTGAGGAAGAGGCCTATTTTGTGAAAATCGGCCTGAATGTGACCATGACCCCGGATGACATCAATGACGGGAAAATGATTGTGCAGGTGGGGATGGCGGCAGTTCGCCCGGCAGAATTTATCATTCTGCAGTTCACCCAGGATGTGGCGCAATAACCTGATGACCCGCCAGGCTGGCGGGAACGAACGATTGTGCGTTTCTTGCCAGCCGGGCACTTGTTATCTCCCGTATTTTCCTCACGCATTTCCCTTTAAAAACTGAAAGACTCAGGAGTCATTATGCCTGTCACCACAACTTACCCTGGCGTATATATTGAAGAGCTGGCAAGTACGGCGTTGTCTGTGTCAGCAAACGCCACCGCGGTACCCGTATTTGCGTTTGCCGGTGATTCGTCTTCGGCTGCGGTCACCCGCATCCATTCCTGGCTGGAGTTCACGAGTACCCCTGAATTCAGCGACCCAACACTGAATGCTTGTATCCGGACCTATTTTGAAAATGGCGGTGGCCCCTGCTACCTGGTGCCGACAGGCAGTATGGAGCTGGAAGTACCGAAACTGGATGATGCCACGCTGCTGGTTGCCGCCGGGCAGGAAATCGGAACAGCGGTTACAGCCCTTTGTACAGAAGGTAAAAACCTGTTCGCGATCCTCGATGGCCCTACCCAGCCGCCAGCAAGTGTCGGAGCCATTACGGGAACAGCAAACGAATATGCCGCCATCTATTATCCCTGGCTACAGGCCAGCTGGACGACGGTGGATATCCCCCCCAGCGCGGCGGTTGCCGGAGCCTATTGCCTGAACGACCGATCCCGCGGTGTGTGGAAGGCGCCGGCCAATATGGCGCTTCAGGGCGGAGTGCTGCCAAAGTACCGGGTGTCGGATACGTTTCAGGGGGCTCATACCACCGGGGATAAGGCCCTGAACATGATCCGCCAGTTCAACAACGGCAGTCCGCTTATCTGGGGAGCGAGAACCAGTAAGGCGGCTACTGAAGAGGAATGGCGCTATGTGCCGGTTCGCCGCCTGTTCAACAGTGCGGAGAAGGACATCGGGGATACGATGCAGACCCTGATGTATGAACCCAACAGCCAGCCCACCTGGGAGCGAGCACGTTCAGCCATCAGTAACTACCTGTACAGTCTCTGGAGACAGGGGGGGCTGGCGGGGGCCCGCGAGGAGGAGGCTTATTTTGTGAAAATTGGTCTGAATGTGACCATGAGCCCCGATGACATCAACGACGGGAAAATGATTGTGCAGGTGGGGATGGCGGCGGTTCGCCCGGCAGAATTTATCATTCTGCAGTTCACCCAGGACGTGGCGCAGTAACCTCTGGCAGGCCAGGAGTACCGGAATGTGGGCTCCTGACCGTCCTCATATTTTTACCGGAAGGATGATGCCATGGGGATCCAACAACCTGGTGTGAGCGTGACACCCGGCACTTTCGCTGTGCCGAAGCTGGCGGCAGAAAGTGCCGTACCTTTATTTATCGGGTTTACTGAGAAACAACCGGCCACATTACCAGTGTATGTGACCACGTTTGCGGAATTTGAAGCCCAGTTTGGTGGCCCGCATGACGGCAATGCGGTGCTGTATTATACCGTCAGACATTTTTTTGATAACGATGGTCAGGGGGGCTTTGTTTATTCTCTGTCGACCTACAATGCCCCCCCTCCTGTAACACTAGATATACCGGCGTTGTCCCGGGCGATTGAGGCAGAACAAAGTATCACTCTGTTGGCTTTTCCTGACTGCGTGATGGTTGCGGATAGAGAAAGTGAGCAGTGGCAGGACATCTGGCAAAGCATGCTGTCCCTGTGTCAGCTTCGCCCGGGCCTGTTTGCCGTGCTGGATGCGCCGGATACTCCACAGGCCGCAAAGCAGTGTCTGACGAGTTACAACGGGACGCACAGCGAGTGGGGTGGCGTATGGTGGCCACGCCTGGTGACGCCGTACCTGAAAAACGACAGCCCGGTGACGGTGCCCCCTTCGGGGGCGGTGCTGGCCGCCATGCAACAGACAGACAGTGCCCGGGGAGTCTGGTCTGCACCGGCTAATGTCTCCCTGGCGCAGGTCACCCGCCCGGCGTATTCCTGGCTGGATGCGGTCGATCTGTTTAATCCGGAGGGGGCATCAATCAACCTGATCCGCAGTTTCCCCGGGCGGGGAACCCGGATCTGGGGCTGCCGGACACTGACTTCTGACAACCAGTCCTCCTTTCGTTATGTCCAGGCCCGGCGGCTGATGTCCTGGTGCGAAACCAACATCAGTAACCTGGGACGCATGTTGGTTTTTGAGCCCAATACTGAGCTGACCTGGTACAAACTGAAAGGGTTTACCATCATGTGGTTGCGTGAGCTCTGGCAGCAGGGGGGCCTGTATGGGGAGCAGGAGCCGCAGGCCTATCAGGTCCTGCTGGGGCTGGAGGAAACCATGACGCAGGAGGATATCCAGGCCGGGAAAATGATCATGAACATCCGGCTGGCGCTGCTTGCTCCGGCTGAGTTTATTGAATTAAGCCTGGTGTTCATGATGAATGGCGAAAACGCCGCCTGAACGGGCGGCACTCACGGAGACAACGACAATGTCACAAGACCTGTATGCCCCGAGTCTGCTTGAACCCTCGCTGGCGAACCACTTCCGGGTCACCTTCTTTTTTAAGAATCTGGCGGGGTATCTGTCCTTCCCTATTTCCCTCGTTGTTGATGCGGCGTTCCAGAATATTTCCGGTCTGAGCCGGGAGCTGGGGGTCGACCCGCTCAGTGAAGGTGGGGAAAACTGCCGTAACAACTATCTGGCGACAAAAGTCCGTCATGGTTCTCTGGTGCTGGAGCGAGGAGTGATGACAGTCACCCCCATGGCGGCGCAATTCGAACACATGATGCGTAACGGAACTCCGGTTTACTGTAATGTTTTTATCCATTTAATAACGACGAATAGGCTACGCCCGGATTTGCGGGGGGAGCAACGTGTGGCAGCTAACTGGGGGATCAGTAATGCCCTGCCGGTGAGCTGGAAGACGGATACCTTTGATGCCAGCAGCAGTAAGGTACTGATTAACACCATCGAATTACGTTACCAGGAAATGTTCTGGCTGGGGGTAAAAGTATGACCATTGAAATCCGAGAGCTGGTGATTGAGGCTCGGGTAAGCGATGCCAGCGGGAGCTCCGCGCCCTGGCGGGAACGTCGTACTGACCGGGATAAGGATGAAGAAGCCCGCTGGATAGCGCTTATCAGCCAGCGGGTGATGGAACAGCTGCGGGAAGAGTGGGGGAGGTACTTATGAGTGTTCTGGAAAGGTCGCTGGCAAAACTGACCATCCGCGCTTACCACGACCGGGAGATGAAACGGCGGGCAGGCGTTGTGGAAGCAATGTATAACCCGGATACCCTGTCGCTGAACTACCGGACACAGTATGACACCAATAGCTTCATTAATGACGACCGGCAGAGCAGCACTTACGTAGGGAGCAGCCCGGGAGGGCTGAATCTGGAGCTCGTTTTTGACGCCCGGATGCCAGGCAACGATCGCCCTCTGCAGGTGCAACTGGAAGAGCTACAGGAGCTGTGTTACGGCGTCGATCCCGCCAGTGGTGAACCCCATTTTCTCTCTGTGTCATGGGGAAGGATGCCGATAGGAGGAGCCGACGGGCGTGATTTTACCGGCAGGGCGACGGATTTTGCCATCAACTATACCTCGTTTGACCGCAACGGTACACCGCTGAGGGCGTCAGTCTCCCTGGCCCTGATTGCGGACGCCAGTCTGGTGTTGCAACGAGCCATTATGGATCTGAAATCGCCACCGGTGAGCTTGATTTCGGTGACGGACGGCAGCTCATTGCCGTCGCTGGCCGCCCAGAGCAGTGCGATGCTAAAGGGGGGAATGGACTACCTGACGCTGGCCGACAGTAACGATCTGGACAGCCTGAACGCCATTGAGCCGGGCCAGACGCTGATGGCGCCCGCACCGGGGGATCAGTTATGACTGTCGTGAGAGTATTTTCAGGTCCCGACAGGCTGGAAAAACTCCAGTTTCTTGATGTCCGGACTGAACTTCGTGTGAATGGGATCCCAACGGCCAGACTGACCTTATCGGTTCCTGGTAATGCGCTGGAGGAGCTCAGCAAGGAGCGCGAAATTGCGCTTTGCCAGCCAGGGAAATGGCTGTCTGTGGGAATAAAAAATGAACGGGAAACCATTGAATTTTTTTCCGGCATTATTACCACCAGCGATTTGACGTTGTCCCGGGAGCGGTCAGAGTTAGCGCTGACCCTGAAACATTCGTTGGTCAAGCTGGATAGTGTGGTTCGCTCGCAGGTTTTTACGGATATTACAGACGCAGAAATTGTTAAGTCACTTTGTCAGTTAAGAGTTCCCATTGATATTGACAAGGATGCTCAGATGAATACCCGGTACGAGCAGCGGATCCAGTTTCGTTGCACGGACTGGCAGATGCTACGCCAGTGTCTGGACGCGAATGGCGCATGGTTGATTGCCGAACCCTCCCGGGTAAAAATTTTTCGCCCGGGCTTATCCCTCCAACCGGACCATACCCTGAGGCCGAATAAAAGCCAGCCGATGGAAATCGCCCACTGGCAGTTCAGTGCGTCAGACCAGCCGAAAGAACTGTGTCTTCGTTCCTGGGATATCGCGACACAGACAGATCTTTCTGTTGACGCCAAAACTGTGTCTCTTGGTAACGAGGCGCTGGATCCTCAAGGAGGAGACACGCTCAGCAAAATGAAATGGGAGCTGGGTTATGGGACGTCGCCTTCCAGAGATGTTCTGCAGCAAAAGGCCAACAGCATGCTGCAGCAACTGCAACTGCGCCGCGTACAGGGGGAATTTACCGTAAAGGGAACGCTGGAATATCAACCCGGCCAGACGCTGAAGGTTTCCGGGTATGGTGAGTATTTTGATGGTACCGGCATCATTACTGCCGTTTTGCACAGCATTACGCCTTCTCGCTGGACAACGACGCTCGTCCTCGGAGAGCGGGGACTGATACCTGTTGCACCAGTTCAACAGAGTGGGTTTCTGCCAGGGGTTGTGGTTCGTGAGCCTGGTGAAGGATATCAGCGATTTGACCGGATCAGAGTTCGCCTTAACACGCTGGGCGACAGGCAGAATGAGGTCTGGGCGCGTTTTGCCATGCCCTATGCCTCAAAAGAGGGCAGTTTTCTCTGCTATCCGGAATTTGATGATGAAGTCGTCGTAGGTTTTTTTGACAATGATCCCGATTATCCGGTGATTGTTGGCTCAATGCACAATCCAAAAACGATGTCTGCGGCCCAGATGAGTCAGGGAAATTATAAGAAGGGCTGGTTGTTTCATTCTCAGGACCTCCGGCTACTGGTCGATACCGGTCCTGTCGATAAAGGTGAGACTGGGATTGAGATAATGGGGCCAAAAATTAACCTGACAAAACCCAAAGGGCTATAAGGATACGTTATGAGCGATCAACTGACAAAAGTATTCGGTCGGGGCTGGGCATTTCCGCCGGAGTTTCCTACTGCGGGTGTGAAAATGGCGGAAGGTGCTGACGATGTCAGCCAGAGCCTGTGGATCCTGTTCAGCACCCTGCCTGGCGAACGTATTATGCGTGAGGAGTTTGGCTGCGATCTCAACCAGTTTATGTTTCTCAGTATCAATGATGCTCTGATGTCGGATATTGAGGCACAGATCCGCGACAGCGTCCTGCGCTATGAACCCCGGGCACATATTAACAGCCTGGCGTTTGATACCAGTGCTATGTCGGGTGGCCATCTGGGGGTGCAGGTCAGTTACCGTCTGCGCGGCAGCGATCTGCAGCAACAGCTGACGGGACAGCTGGATATGGCCGACGGACGGGGAATCACGCCATGAGATCGCCCGTGATGGTGGACGGGGATACGCTGACGTTTATCCCGTTGTTCGGTCACCGCACGGTCATCCCTCCTCCCGGAACGGCAAAAATCCTGGGGAGCGGTCACGCCACCATCGACGGTAAAAAGGTGTGTGTGCTGGGGGATGAGCGCAACGTGGTTGTCCCGGCGATATATCTTATTCCGGGTTATACCCCCGGACAGGGATTAATAACCATCAAAGAACTGGATGAAGAACAGGTGATGCTCTGGTGTACCAGCGATGCACCCGTCATCACGCGTGGTCCTCTGCTGACGAAATTCAGTGCTCTCTTTACGCCGACAATTTTAGCGACGATATCCGGGGTGCCCGATTCACCCACTCCGAGTGAAGGAAAAGGTTTTCTCCGACCCAGCCAGCGCTGGGTGAGAGCCGGCTAAGGTCCTGACCCGTCAGATACACCCTCTTCTTTTATTTCTCATTGTGCATTGCCCCGGCGGCATGCCTTTAACAAAAGTGAGTAACCGAATGGCTGATAATTCTGCGCTGCAGGACGCGTTAGCCAGCGTGGTCCCTGATACGGGGTTTATGCTGGATAACCGGACCGCGCTCTCCCACCTGCAATTTATCGAACAGTATGCCCGTAACGTGCCTTATGACGCCGTTACCACCTGGGCTGATTATCTGTTTATGAACGGCAATACGCCGGAAAAACTGGCGGCGCTATACCAGGATGCGTCTCTGGCGGACGGACTGCTGCCTCCCCATCAGGCAATGTTGCTGGCAATGCTGAAACTGCTGGAAACCCCCCAGGCATTTACGAACTATTTTCCGGATGCGCACTGTGATCTTTACTACCGGCAACTGCTGGGATTGCAGGAGCGTCCGGCAGAGCCCTCCCAGGTGGCGCTTTCCCTGATTCCGGACAGCACGACGCAGGACCTGTTAGTCCCGGCTGGCACGCGGTTTCCGGCCGGGCAGGACCGCGAGGGTACGCCCGTTGAATATGGTCTGGACGAGGATCTGCTGGCCAACCACAGCCGCTGGAGCGATTTGTACTGGTGCCTGCCGCCAGATGAAAGAGCAGATGATACTGGCGGTATTTCCGCGATGGTGTACCAGGAGCCGGACAGCTGGCCCGGGGAAGGGATGTTGCTTTTCGCACCCACCGATCAGGACACAAAGACCCTGACCGGGCGGGTACTGACCTCTGCGGACCTGACCAACGAACCTGAAAGTGATCAAACATTTACGCTCACGTTTGCCGAAGATATATCGCTATCGGGACTGTCTGCAGATATCAGCGACGGTGACACATGGTTACCTCTGACGCTGGTAGCTGGTGCCTCAGCCGAGATTCTGATCCTGACCCTGCCTGCGGGCAGCGGTGAAATCAACCCGCCGGACTGGCAGCCGGGAAGCCCCTTTACCGTTCCGGTCCTGCGGTTGTGGCGTGAGGATGGCGAAGTGATACCAGTGGTCACCGGTTTTACCATGGGAACGGAAGCGAGTGTTGTCGATTTTGCTCAGCAGGTCATGACCCCTTTCGGTTATGCAGACACTGAGCAACCGGTGAACAGCGTGCAGCTTTTTCTAGGGATTCGGGATATTCAGCCCGGACAGGCGTTATCTCTGTTCTGGAACCTGAACAGTCCGCAGCGTCTGACTCTCACCTGGCGGTACCTGACGGTGGAAAACCAGTGGCAGGCGCTGGGTGTGCAACTGACGGACGAGACACAGGGGTTGTTTCGCAGCGGCCTCTGGTCGACTGTTCTACCGGATGATGCCAGTCATCAGGCCCAGGCGATGCCGCCAGGGCGTTACTGGTTCCGGGCTGATATCACCCCTGTAGATCCCCCTGTTTATCCCTGGCTGAACGGGCTTATCACCAACGGGATGACCGCCACGCTGCTCAATGTCACGACGCTGGACAGCCAGGTGGTGGAAGAACCTCTGCCCGCCGGGACTATTGAGCAAACGGAGGCCGATATCCCGGGTCTGGAAGGGGTGGAGCAACCCTGGGCGTCCTGGGGCGGTCAGCCAGCGGAAACCAGCACGGCGTTCGTCACCCGGGTGGCCCAGCGGCTTTCCCACCGTAACCGGGCGCTGACCTGGCCCGATATTGTGATGATCCTCAAAACGGCCTTTCCGTATGTGTTTGAAGTGGTCACCCCCTCCGGGGCCGTGCTGACCACCGTTCCGGCCCTGACGGAACAAAAGATGATCGTTATTCCGTTGACCACTGAGAAAGATAACGACGACGCCCTGCGCCCGGTGTTTAACGCCGCCCGGCTGGATGCGATGAGCCATTTTCTGCAGGGGCTGGCATCTCTCTGGCAGAACATCAGGATTGATAACCCCCGTTATATTGATGTTGATCTGGTGTATGAGGTTCAACTCCGTCCTGGCGTCAGCCATACCTGGGCTGAACGGGAGCTGCGTGAAACGCTGACGGCGCAGTATATGCCATGGAGTACGGGGGCGGCGGCCGGGGCGTCAGTGGCGAACCGGATTGACTATTACGACGTCATGGCGACGTTGCAGCAACAACCCTATGTCGATCACGTTATCAATCTGACCCTGAACGACAGTGAAAACTCCGTTCAGGGCAGTGACGACGAGGTTCTGATCCTCCGCTGGCCGGACACGATTTAAGGACGGATTATGAGTAATACCAATGAGTTGTTCCCGGTCGTCCGGGATGAAATTGACTTTGAAACGCTACTGGCGCAAGCGATGCAGGTGTTGAAAACCAGCAGCGGTCAGTACTGGACGGATATGGCGGAACATGATCCGGGGATCACGCTGCTGGAAGCGCAGGGGTATGGCGTGGCCGATCTGGCCTACCGCCAGACCCGACCGCTGACGGATTTGCTGACACCGGAGGTTCAGCCGGAAGGTGAAGGGCTGTTTCCACCTGAGTTTGGTCCCCAGCAGGCCCTGACCTGCGGGCCAATCAGTGAAGAGGATTACCGGCGGGCCCTGCTGGATTTACGCAGTACGGATACAGAGGAGGGTTACTTTCTGTTTCTCAATGCGCAGCTGATCCGGGAGCCGGAAGCAGAACGTTATGAGTACTGGTATGACACGACATCCCGTGAATACAGCTTCATTCAACCACCAACGCAAGACAGCGCAATCAGTCTTGAGTTACTGGGAAACTATCATCTTTATCTGCTGCCATCGCGGGAAACCCTGCTGAATCCTGAGGTGGCGCAGGCAGTTCTGGATATCTTTCTGCGCAATAACCGCAACCTGGGAGAGGCGGTGAGCAAAATTATCTGGCTGGAGCCTGAAGACTTTTCTCTGCAGGTGACGATTGAGCTTGAAGACGATATTGGCACCAACAGCAATATTGCCGCCATTCTGGCGGATATTTACCAGGTGGCGGAAAACTATGTCACACCCGCCGTCCAGCACGTCTCAACGGAACAGCTGCTGGCAGAGGGGATGCGCAGTGAAGATATCCACCAGGGGCCCTGGCTGCAGTACGGCTGGATCCCCAGATTACCTTCGCCGATAGAGGGTACAACCCCTGCCGTTGTTAATCTGAGTGGTCTGGTCAGTGCCCTGCAGGATGTGGCGGGGGTTAAAGGGATCCGCCATCTGGAGGCGCTCGCAGACAACTCCGTCAGCAGCCGCTGGGAATGGGAGACCCGCGGACCTGGTGTTTACCCCTTGCTGTGGGGCAGCGATCCGCTGGCGGTACTGGCGGACGGGGATCTGGTGGAACTGCTGGCCAGCGGTGATGTGCAGCTGACGGCATCCAGGGACGCGATTGCGGCAGAACTCGAACGACCAGCCCTTATCCATAACGAAGAAAAGGTTATGCCTTATGGCCGCTGGCGTAACCCGGGGCGCTATTACCCGGCTACCGACCTTGTCCCTCCCTGCTATAACCTGCGAATACCCGCGGGAACCCAGCAACAGACGCAATTGCACCAGTTTTTACTGGCATTCGAGCAACTGCTGGCTGATGGTTGTCAGCAGCTGGCGTTACTGCCCGCACTGCTGTCGTTCCGGCGGGAAGGGGACGCGGTCTGGGGGCATCAATGGCCCTTTAACGACGACAGTGTCAGTGATGAGGTTCACCAGGCGTATCGTCAGACGCTGGAGCGCTACCTGGCAAGGAGCCGTCATGACCGGGAACAGGAGCTGGCCATCACCGGCTTTTTGCTCGGCTATTTTAACAGCCTGCTGGCGCCTGCGGTCTTCAGCCAGCCTGCTAACCGGTTCCTGGCCTCACAGCAGGGCTTTTTATCCCGCCATACGGAACTGACCTACCACCGTTCCAATATCCGGGTGGATAAGGTCTCGGCCCTGCACCGGCGCATCGCCGCCCGGCTTGGTCTGGGGGGGGCTGAAATCTTTGATGACAAAACCTCACTGGAAGACTTGCCGTTCTATCTGGTTGAGCACCGGGCGCTGATGCCGGTACAGCCGTTAGCACAATATGATGAACCGCAGACGCCCGTAATAGCCAGGTTGCAGTCTGACGAGGATCGCCGTCGTTATCTGGTCATCTCCAGTACGAATCTGTCGGGCATAAAAAAAGGGCAGATGATCGATCTTCTGCTGCATTACGGCTCGACCAGCGTGTTGCGAATTCGTGGACAAATGGTCATCCGTGTCGATGAAATCAGAAATAACCTCTGGTTAGATGTCGAAGCCAGCAGGCAGCTGGAGTTTAACCTCGATACCATTCTGGAATTACCACCAGAGGAGCTGGCCTGGCAAAATAGCCCGGTGTGGCTTGAAGATATGGACTACCCGCTCCGCTATGATGACGATCAGTCCGACCTGGCTGCTGATGAAAAGCGGCTTATCTGTTCACCGTTTCCGGTGATGGTGCAGAAGGAGGACTGGCTGGTACTGGAATATATGACGACCTCTGTAAACCCTGGTCAGGGAGCAGACCTGACTGGGCAGCGATTACAAATCGTATCCATGGACCGTATTGCCAACACCCTTATCGTCAGGGCAGAAGAGTCTTTTCCGTCAGACGATGAGTGCATCCATTATCAGTGGCACTTAGACAATGCAAATGCTTCAACGGATCGCTTTTCCTTTATGCTCAGTGTTGTCTTCAACCAGCAGCTGTTGCTTGGCCTTACCTCCGATCCCTATGCGACAGAGGTCTGGGTCAGGGAGGTGATTCTGGCCGAGATCCCGTCACATACAGGGGTGTTAATCCACTGGAAACCCTGGTGGGAATTTCAGCAATTTGCGAAGACCTATAGCGACTGGCAAAACGGAAGAGCAGTACTGGGGGATTCGTCGTATGAACTGATGTATCTGCTGGCGCTGGGACAACTTCCTGCTCCGTTGCAGGGGGTTGGCTCCATGTATATTGCCACCCCTGAACAGAAAACAGCGGTCGTGGGCAGCGATGGTAGCGAGTGGAACAGTGAAGTGATCATTCAGGATCAACTGCTCTATGTGCCTGATGTGGGACAAATCGCGCTGGTTGTGACGGGGAATGACGTTGTGGCTGATGGCGTACAACGCTTTACCGTGACGCTTACGGTTCTGGATGAAGAAGGTATTCCTCAGTCAGGTTTAGCAGTGGCTTTTGCAGCTGATAATAGCGCACTCATCGGCGCATCGGGGATCACGGATGCTAACGGCATTGCAACTCAGACACTGACCAGCACCCGCGCGGGTAATTGTACTGTGACGGCGACGGTAAATGAACTTAGCCGGCAGGAAGTGGTGACGTTTATCCCTGGAGAACCGGCGGATACGTACTCAGCACTGACGGCAGTACCGTCGTCTATTGTGGCCGACGGGGAAGAGATCAGTACCATCACCTGGATGCTAAGGGACGCGCATGACAATGCTATCACCGGGCGGGCAGCTGACGTGAGTTTTGACGTGAGCCCGGTAGACGGCATTATTCTGGCTTCAGTGACAGAAGAACCGGTGAATTCCGGGAGCTACACAACCCTCTTGTCAGGGGTCTTAACAACGGCAGTCACGGTGACTATCAGTCCGATGCTGAGTGGCCAGGTGACAGGCAGCCATACCACAACGGTATCCCTGACACCGGCGGCACCCCAGCCAATGACAGGCTATGCCGAGGTCAACGGTCACCAGTTTGATCTGAGTGCGAGTGATAAGTTTCCGCAGACCGGGTTCCCGGGGGCGGAATTTCGGCTGGTGATTGATGGCGATGCCAGTAATAACAGCAGTTATGACTGGGATAAGAGTCAGGGATGGTTGACCGTGGACGCCAGCGGCAATGTTTCATTCACGGGAACGCCGGCTGGTGCGACGAAAACGGTGGTTATCACCGCGACACCTAAGATACCAGGGCTTGCCGCGCAGAGTTACACGTTTACGCTGCAAAAGTGGTTTACCAATATGGAGGATACCACACGTCAACACTGGGAGTTGGATCTCGCGGCAACCCCAGCGACTGGCGAGCTGACCAACTCGACGAATGTATTATCCCCATCCTCAGCCCAACTGAAGACAGTCAACCTGCCGACGCGGGGTGAACTGGGAATTCTGTGGTCGGAATGGGGGGCACTGAGCTTCTACTCCACAGCTGGTTTTGTCAGTGGTGATTCCAGATACTGGACAGACACTGATCACCCTAGTACGACGATGTACGATAAGGTCTCGCTGGAAACTGGCGATGTTTATAACGGAACTAATTATGACATGACTTTGGGTTATGTCGTGCACCGGATTGTGTTGTAGTTCATTGATATGAATGAAATATACACGTTCAGCACCTCGGTGCTGAACGCTGTGACGGTATAAATGAATGTAGTCGCTATGAAACCGGAGATTATTCTTATGGCTAAGAAGAAAAATATTTTATCCCAGCAGACAGTGGGACCATCAACAGTAGACCTGAAAAGTCGTTTTAAGGAGCGTAGCATTCCTCTGGAAACAGATTTTGCGGCACTGATCGATGTGGCAGATTGTGGGCGTAAAGCTGTGGGGCTCAGTCCGGATTTTGATCCGGCGGATAACACCGGTTTGATACTGGATAGCAATAGTCAGCTGAAAGTACTGCCTGATGCAAACAAAGGGATTAAAGTTGATGTCAGTGGTGTCGGAGTGGTGGTTGACTCATACAAAGGGATTAAGGTTGATGAAAGTGGTGTCGGAGTGGTGGTTGAATCAAATAAAGGGATTAAGGTTGATACCTTTGGTATTGGATTAATACCTGAGCAACTGTTTGTAAGTGGTATGATAATGATGTTTTCAGGTTCGACTGCCCCAGCCGGTTGGGCATTTTGCGATGGTAATAATGGGCGACCTAATTTGATTAATAAATTTATAATGGGTGGAGCAGTGAGTGATGCAAATCAATATGGAGGAGCAACAATATCGGGAAGTGGAAAGAGTAAGACATATACTGTTACTACAAGTTTAACTGGAGTTGGAGATATAGATGTTACTATTGGAAATACTGAATTGGGGATAGCACAAATACCAGCACACCAACATATTTCTGGGGTTGCATATAGAAGTTATCAGGATGATGGAAACTGGGCACCCTATGGTGCTGGTGCGTTACCCTGGAACAACTACTCCCATGACGTGAATGGTGGGGGAGGCGATGATCACGCCTCACCATACACAAATATGGTTGGTAACGGTGAAGGACACAATCACGCAGCAACTGCTTCTTCAGATTCTACCCACTCTCATGATATTGTGGACCTGCCAGCATATTATATACTCGCATTTATTATTAAGTTATAATTTTGGGGTAGAACCATTTCATGGCAAATTGTAATGGTGTAACTAAAATTAGAATGTCTCTGTATCTTTCTTATGTGAATTCAAGTTGCTATTTTGAACGCGCAAGCCGTTTATATCATTCCGAGTTAAAAAATTTGCTGGCACGTATATTTGACAGAGTCATCCCAGCGGGATTATCTATCCATCTGGGATCCCCGCTGGTATTAAAACTGGGCGACATTCCCGGAGCGTTTTTCGAGCGTACTTTCTGCCAGCGGCTGGAACGTGCGCTGGAGCAAGCGCTCCGGCAACTGCTCGCGGAGAGGGCGGATTTGTGGACCCGAGACTCCCCGGCGCAGTGCCGGGTGTTGCTGGAGCAGGCGCTGCGCTCGGGGGAAGAGCCTGTCGACAGCTGGCTGGCCCGCCAGCTGGCGCTGGCGCCGGATATCTGGCTGCCAGTCCTGGCGGAGTATGTCCTGTTGCCGGAAGGGGCGACGTTATACCGTCAGCTACGGGAGGAGACGGTGCGTAACCTGTGTCGCCAGCTGGCGCCTGATGTATCGCAACAGGGCGACGTGACGGGGGATTCGTTATGGCTCAGTGCGCTGCATTATTTTCAGCAACACCCGGAGCTACCCGCCTCGCCCGTTCCGGTAACGACCATACCCGGTATACCACCGGAATTGCGGGTGGCGGTATCCGCAGCGCCGGTGAAGCGGTATGACGTCCGGCTGATACAGACGTTGTTCCGGCACCCGGTGTCACCGCCTGCTCCTCTGATACCCTGGCTGCGGGCGCTCTGGCAGAACCCTGTGGTGGTGGAAAGCGTCCGGCCGACGCTGTCTGCCCCCCAGCGCGCGCAGTGGCATAGGCTACTGACTCGCAATAACCTACCGTCTCAGTCGTCTCAGTCGTCTCAGTCGTCCCGGCCAGAGAACCGGAAACTTGACCCGCTTTCAGAAGCACAGTGGCAACCGGTCAGCTGCGCCGGCATGGCGCTGCTGTGGCCCATGCTGCCCGGCCTGTTCCGCCATCTGGGCCTGCTGGAAGGGAAACAGTTTGTCAGCCTGCAGGCGCAACGCCGGGCAGCAGGGTGCCTGTCGTGGCTGGCACTCCGGCAGAATGAGCCTCCACCGGAAGCGGGGGTCAGCCGACTGCTGTGCGGGTTACCGACAGAAGGAGAAATAACACCTGAGGATATGCCGGATGAGGTCACCCGGGAGCAGCTCCGGCAGTGGCTGACGGGTCTGCCTGCATCACTGCAGTCCACCTGGCAAAAGCTGTCGGCGGAAGATATCCGGCAGTGGTTTTTGCTGCGTCCGGGCTGGATATCGCCTGAACCGGGGAAAACTATTCTGCGTATCCAACCTGAGGCCTTTGATGTGCTGCTTAACGACTGGTCATGGCCGGTGAATGTAGTTCCTTTGCCCTGGCTGGAATACCCCCTGACGATCCACTGGACAGATAAATAAAGGCGGAGTAGCCACGACGATCCCCCCGTATTATGGCGCCGTTGCGGGCATACTGGGGGTTGGGTTCACCCGTCAGCCCGAGAATGAGGAGTTTATTAAAGTCCGGCTGATAAATACCGCAGAGAAAGTTATGCACTAACTCAACGCAATGGAGAGGAAGATGAATGGCATTATTGTCAGACACAGTGAAAGTCATGATATTTCTGCACTGCAACAGTTATTTTCCCATGCCAGTCTGTCCGCAGACGCATCGCTGCCCTTATTCCCGTCACGCGATGAGGTACGAAGGCGTATTTCCGAACTCAACCTGAATGGATGTAGCCTGGTGGCCTGTCTGGATGATGATGTTGTGGGACATCTGCTGCTTGAGCCGGAGCAGGATATGCAACGCCGGCACGCTGCCTCTTTTAGTCTCTGTGTTGCCCCTGAATGGCAGGGAAAAGGGATTGGCAGTGTCCTGATGCAGGCGATGCTGGTTATTTGTGACCGCTACTGGGTACTGGAGCGCCTTGAACTCATCGTATTTTCCGATAATCACCGGGCCATCAATTTATATAAAAAATTCGGATTTGAAACGGAAGGTGTATGCCGTAAATATGCCCTGCGCAACGGTATTATGAGTGATATTTACCGGATGGTTCGTTTTGGAAGTGGAACAGAGTAGTCATTATCTGACATTATTACAAAAAGGTTTCTGAATATGGAACAATCGATTATTCCCTTAAGTATTCACCATCATAGGGTTAATGACGGGAACAGCGCATTTCTTTTTCGTGAGCTGGAGCGGATTGATTTATGTCTGCAACGCTATGCTCTGCGCGAGCGGGATCGGCTGGAGTCGCATGTACTGGAAGGGTTTCTGCTCAGTGACGATGAGATTGAACTGCGTACTGAGATGCCAGAAGGGGTACCACACTGGTTGTCCGGGCGGGAAATACTGCCTGACTATGTGATGTTTCAGGAGGAAAATGCCGATGGTTTGTTGGCACAACTGGTAAACCGGTTTGAGCTGACCGCCCTGGAAACCGATATTCTGCTGCTGGGCCTGCTGCCTTATTTCGACAGCCGTTATTTTCATCTGTTTGCCGCCCTGCAGCGCAGTGGAGGGAAGAACCAGCCTTCGTTTGAGCTGGTACAGGCGCTGTTTGGGGGAGAACATGTTCTGCTGTCAGAGCAGCATATCAGCCTGTTACCGCAGTCTCCGTTACTGCAATCTCAGCTTATTACGGTCAGAAAATCGGGTGAGAAACAAGGGGAGGACTGGGCGCAGTCGCTCTTCCTGACCTCAACCGGCATTTTCCACTACCTCACCGGTAATGATTATCTTTCTTCACCACTGTCAGCCTGTGCCAGGTGGTATCAACCTGACCCGGAAGAAGGACTGCACAGTACTGTGGAGGTCCTGTCGGCTTTGCAGGCCCAGGATGAGACGTGCGAGGGAGGCATGCATCCGGTACTGATACTGGAGGGCGCGGCAGAAAGCGGACAATTGGCAGCGCTACGCGCTGCGGCCTCACAAAGAAGACAGGCGATACTGTCTCTGGACATGTCACAGTTGCCGGAGAACCCCCCGGAGGCACGGTGGATTCTGGGAGAAGCCACTCGTGAGGTCCGGATGCGTGATGCCATTCTGGTACTCAGTCTGCGGGACACAACAGAAGAAGAAACGGAAGATAAGAGCTGGATGCAGCAACTGCATCAACCTGGATTACGGGCGGTAATATTGTGCGACAGGTCGACGGGACATCTGCGGCTTGCGGGGGTGTCACAGTTGGTACTCGACATGCCGGGGCTTTCCTGCCGGGAGAGGGCAGTATTGCTTGAGCGTGCGCTCCCCCCTGATTTTGCTCCGGATATGGATATTGCCGGATTCTGTCGGCGGTTCTCCTTTACCCGCGACACTCTGCCACACATCCTGCAGGAGGCCCGGGGCTACCGTAATCTGCGGGGCGGGACGGGCGCTGTCAGCGCCGCCGATCTGAACCGGGCACTGCGGATGCATGCGCGCAAGAATTTCGGCAACCTGGCGCAACGCCGGGAGCCGCAACGCACGTTTGATGACCTGGTGGTCTCTGTTGAGCTTCGGGAACAACTGACAGAAATCCTGGTAGCGGCCCGCTACCGTGATACGGTGCTGGAGCAGGGATTTGGGGCAAAAATTGGCTACGGCACCGGGATCAGCGCACTGTTTTGTGGTGATTCTGGTACCGGTAAGACCATGGCCGCGGAGGTCATTGCCGGGCAACTGGACGTTGATCTGATCAAAGTGGATTTGTCCACGGTGGTGAATAAATACATCGGCGAAACGGAAAAAAATCTGTCGAGGATATTCGATCTGGCGGAGGCCGATGCGGGCGTGCTGTTCTTCGATGAAGCGGATGCACTGTTCGGCAAACGTACATCAGTGAAGGACTCCAAGGACCGGAATGCCAATATTGAAGTGGCGTACCTGCTGCAGCGTCTGGAAAATCATCCTGGCCTGGTCATTCTCTCCACCAACAACCGTAATCACCTGGATGATGCTTTCAGTCGCCGTTTCACGTTTATCACCCGGTTCGATTTCCCCGGCACCCCGCTACGGGAAGAGATGTGGCGACGGATATGGCCACAAGGTATGACGCTTGCCCCAGATGTCAATTTTGCCGCCCTGGCCAGTACGGCGCCGCTGACCGGCGCGAATATCCGCAATATCGCCCTGCTGTCCGCCTGGCTGGCGGCGGAAGAGGCTACCGGGGCGATTTGCGATCGCCACATCCGCCTTGCCATGAAACGCGAACTGGCAAAAATCGGACGTATCTCTTACTGATTTCCTACCTGTGAAAGGAGTTTCTCTATGGCTGTTCAGACAGCATCAGATGATGCCATTATTAGCGTCAACCAGGCGATATTAACCGCCTTGCAGGAGTATGTGGATGACAGCGTTGATATCCGTTTTGACTTACCGGAGCCGGACGTCCCGCCATCCCTGCCCACCGTCAGCGTGTTTTTATATGATATCTACGAGGATTTGCAGCTCAGAACGGCAGAATCACGATCCTACAATGGCAGTGTATTGCTGCCGGGACGGGTCAATGTCTGCTGTAATTATCTCATTATGTACTGGGATCAACCGGCGACTGACGGGGGACCGAACGGAGGGCCTGATAACCAGGCCACGATCATTATGAACCAGGTGCTGAATGCCCTGATCAATAACCGGCAGTTGACAGGGATTCCGGGGGCCTTTACCCGGGTCATTCCTCCGAAGGAAGAGCTGAACAGCCTCGGTAACTTCTGGCAGTCATTGGGCAACCGTCCGCGGCTGGTGCTGAATTATGCGGTGACTGTGCCGGTTTCACAGACGGACCGTAACGTTGTGGTGCCGGAGGTGGCAGAGACAGAGGCAAGGGTGGAGCAGATGCCAAAGGTGATGCATCATCGTGGCTGACAAGAGGCGTTGACCCGCTCTGGAACTTTATGAAACGAATTAATGAGACTATTGTTATCTGTGCTTCAGGGCCCTCGCTTACGCATGCTGATTGTGTGAAAGCTAACTCCTCGGGAGCGAAAGTAATTACAGTGAATTCGTCATGGGAAATCTTACCTGACTGCGATTATATTTTTGCGGCTGACTACCGGTGGTGGGAGACAAATATCGATACACTCCCGGAACCCCCTCAACGCTGGAGTAACAATCTCAAAGCAAGCAGAATGTATCATCTGGAGTATTGTCCTGTCCGGGCCGGAGGGACATTTAACTCCGGACAACTGGCTATTCATTTTGCTACCTGGCTGGGTGCCAAGAATATCCTACTGCTGGGATTTGACTGCTCAGTACGCGATGGTATTCACTGGCATGGTAAGCATGCTTCTTTAGCTAATCCGGGACATGTTCAGACTGAACGATGGAAAAAAGAGTTCAGGAACACGGCAGGTCAGTTTCGTGGTAGCCATCATATTATTAACTGTTCTGCCAGAACGGAGCTGGACTGTTTCACGGTTATGAATCTTGATGATGCGTTGGCCCTGTATACATAATTTATTTTATTACCCGGCAAGTTCATATCACAATGAGCACTTATTTCCACGCATTAAAATAAAAACCAGCCTCTTGATTTCTTTCGCAATATAACAACGTATTACGATAATGACATCATGGATGCGCGTGTCTTTTTTGCAGGAGAGAATGTACGAATACTGGTGGAACCACTATGCAACAAGATCACGCCGGAAAGGAGAAACACATGAGTTTTAATGCTCACCCGGAAGAACGTCTGTCAGTCCCTCCCTGTCAGGAGACACCCGTGGGCCGAATAGGAATTGGTGTGACCACACACAATCGTCCGGACATGCTGAAAAAGACCATGGAGGCGATCACCAGATTTTCGCCTCAGGGGGCGAAAATTGTCGTCGTGGATGATGCCAGTGATATTCCGGTAGAGGGGGCGACATATCGCTTTGAGGAAAATGTGGGGATAGCCCGGGCTAAAAATAAATGCTTCGCGTTGCTGGAAGAGTGTGAGCACATATTTCTTTTTGATGACGATATATACCCTCTGCAGGAAAACTGGTGGAAACCGTATGTCGCATCCAGTGAACCTCATTTGTTTTATATGTTTGAGAATTTTGCCACGGGGAAAAAAATTAATGATGCCATTCTTCTGTATTCGGACAGTCAAATAAATGCCTGGTCCCACGCGCGAGGATGCATGCTTTATTTTGCACGTCGTTGCCTTGACGTTGTGGGGGGAATGGATCCGATATTCGGTAAATGGGGAGAAGAACATATTGAGTTGTCGGGGCGCATTTACAATGCAGGATTAACATCCTTTCGGTTTATGGATGTCACATGCAGTAAGGGATTATTCTGGTCTGCCGATGAGCACAAGGCTATCGCTTCATCTGTGCTAATATCAGAACGTCGTCAACAATTAATTCGGAATAAACCTCTTCTGGCGGCGCGAGAAAAAAGTTCAGACTTTATTCCTTACCACGAAGTCGCTATGCCAAAGATAGAAAATAATGTCGTTATTACCTGTTTTTTTAACAGGCAGGTCGACCTTGAACGTGGTTATCACTGGAAAGCCGATTATGCTGCCCTGCAACCGTTGATCAAATCATTGGGCTCTCAGCCTCTGGTTATTTTACATGACTGTCTGGATGTTCCAGATACGCCAACGATAACGCATATCAACGTCGAAACGAGTATAGGACCTTACTGGCAACGCTGGATTAGTATTTATCAATATCTATTGCAACATCCTGAAATTGACAGAGCTTTCTGTGTGGATGCAACCGACGTTGAAATGCTGCGTAATCCATTCCCTGAAATGGGTAATTATCTCTATTGCGGAGATGAACCTTGTCAGATTGACATCCGATGGATGCGTTTAAAACATCCCGCCTCCACAATACAGGCGTTTATCCATCAGTTTGCCTCTCATCAGTTGCTGAATTGCGGTTTACTGGGCGGGAGTCGGGAAATGCTGATTCGCTTTATCAGGGCGATGCTGGATGCGTGGGCCAGGAATGTGGCAGACGTTGCATCTCGGCGCGAAAAGACCGTTGGCCACACCGAAATGGGGCTGTTTAATTACATCCTCTTGACACAATTTACTGGGCTTATATCACACGGTAGCCATGTCAATACCACGTTCAAAAAAAACGAACGAAATGACATCAGTTGGTGGAAACATAAATAACGCGACTCCTGACGCTTACAATTTGACAATATAGTGAGGAATTATCCGGTGGGGGGAGAGTTTGGTTGCATCCGTTTTTTATCAAACAGGGACTACCGATCTGATTCAATGGAGGAGTTGCGTAATGGTTGAGACCGTATTTGTGTCATTTTTTACCGATAACTGGCAGTATCCTCAATTGGCTCTGCGGTTGCGGAAACAGCTTGAAACCATGGGGTTGAAACATGATATCCGCCAGATGGCGTCGGGCGCTGACTGGCTGGAAAATACACGCATCAAGGCTCGTTACATTCGAATGATGCTGAATCTTTACCCTTCAATCGTCTGGATGGATGCAGATAGTGATATCCATCAGCTGCCATGCATACTGATGGATTATAGCGATGATTTGTTCCTGCGCCCGCATTCAACGGTTCGCGGGCGGGCCTGGCATGTATCGGTAATGGGATGGAAATCTAACGATAAAACGAAGGCACTCTGTGATGCCTGGATAAAACAGGCTGATGCGGTTGGTGGTACTGATGAAGCGGCATTTGATGTTGTGATTGCTTCTTTTGCGGGGAAGGTCAGTATTGGGCGCATGCCTCTGGAGTATCACCGGCTTCCTCATGAACGGCATAATAACAAGGTTATCACCATCGGTATTTCTAAGGATCCTGACAAAATGCGTATCAAGTATACGGAGGGATTCCGATGACCGTGATTATGACAGTACTGAGAACGGGAGGTGAATACCGGCCTGAACACGTTCAGCGTCTACACCGCCAGTTTGGTACTTATCATGCTGTTTGCCTGACAGATGTTGCTGTGGAAGGGATAGAGACACTTCAGCTTGCTCATGACTGGCCGGGCTGGTTCGCTAAAATGGCGTTGTTTGATCCAGAACTGATACAGGATGACATCCTGTACTTCGATTTAGACACCTTGCTGATACACAGCCCGCAGCCATACCTCACGGATGGGTGTTTCCGCATGCTTTCTGATTTCTATTACCCGACCAAACCCGCAAGTGGGATGATGTTCATTCCCCATCATGAGAAAATGCGCATCTGGTCAGCATGGATAGCCGATCCGCAAAAGTGGATGCGTAAATACAGGGGGGATCAGGATGTGATTGAGGCGATATGTGGCAGAAATATCGCCCGCTTTGGTAACCCGGTGAAATCCTACAAAGTGCATGTGGCAGTCCCTGGCATGCCTGGCTGGCATGCCAGGTTCTCACAGGGAAATGGGGAAATACCGGTTGACACCGATGTTCTTTGTTTCCATGGTTTCCCCCGACCATGGGATAAGTCGATGGACGGGATTCTCCCTGCGCTGTTGCAAAGATCGATAACCTAACAGGATTCGACGATAACGCTGAACCCAGCGGGTAAATAGGATCACGTGCAGCTGTCTATTCCCACCATTTAAGAAAAAGTACCAACGAACTCTTAAATCTCTACGCAGTATAATATCTTAAAATTCAGGGAGGATGTTTTAGACAACTCCATCAATTAAAAGAACATCTTTCTACAACAGTTGGCTTTACATGTCTAACTATCCACTACAGTAATGGTTGGTGCAATATGTGTGCTTATAAAAATGCTTCATCTAAGAACAAAGGTCGTAAAGTGTTGGCGGACCAATCTTTTGACACCTTTGATTTATATAGGAGTCCGGGTAATCAACTGGAACGTGTTATAATTACATCTCATGGTAGTCAAGCATTGACAAATAGATTATTTTAATCTGGCTGGGGGGCAAAAGATTATTTATTTTACGAGTAATGGTCAGGCATTGGAAGACCCAGGGACGGAGAATATTGCCATGAATCTATTCCTGCCTCGAGAAACACTAAATGGTCCTGGTAAGGTACAAAATTACAATTTATCCAGTTATAAGCTGGATACCCCAGAAGATATACGTCAGATTGCTGATGACTCAGACGCTGATGTGATATCAGTAACGGAACGTACGGATTTGAAACACATTTTAAAGAGATTAAACCAGGTAGGTTTGAAGTACAAAACTATAGAAGGTCTTTTCTGCCGGAGTAGATTTAAAGATGCTGTTCTCTCAAAATTGCATTTAAGAGATGCCCCCACTCAAAATGCTTATGCAGATCCATTTGCATATTACAAGAAGAAAAATCCATAAACCTTCTGCGTTTTTCATTACGAGTGTCTGACCAAAACTCGAAGCTATTTCACTATTTTGATAGTTTTATTGGTGTGTATGGTTCCATATCCTGTTAACTGAATTTGAGTCTACAAGTTGATGAGCGACAGGATATACATGAAACTTCACCCAGCGCCATGTAAATAGCAATCTTACCAGCTTTCTGGAACATAACTGTAAAACGTACTACGGAGAGTTCACCTATGTTAGCGTTTAAGAATAAAAAGCAAACCAAAGACGAATCAAATAACTCCAGACCAAAGAATGATGAGCGTGAACCACTGCAATTAATGCCCCAACTCCCTGCGGGAGCGGCTGGTGATATGTCTCAATCGACTCAAGATTCGAAGCTTTTAGACGCGTTGAGATCCATTCGTGAGGCGTTAACTAGCGCTGGTATAGAGTATGTTATTATTGGTAGTGCTGCGGCGGCTTTCCGTGGGGCAGATATAGAACCAGCAGATGTTGATGTTGCTGTTAAATCCGTGGATGGTTATCGGGAAGTATGTAGAATGTTCGGCGAGAGGGCAATTAACTTAGGAGCATCACGAGAGAGTGCGCTGGAAGTACCTATGGCTGGGATGACGGTTGAATTTTTAAATCCAGAAATTGGGAGAGTCAAAAATACTCACGCCCGCGGTAAAGACTACTATGTGATTGACAAGATGGATATACTTTCAAGAGCCTGCTCCAGGGAAAAAGGGGTTAGACTAAAGGAAATAAAAATAATTTCTGCCATGCTGGGGGGAATTGATTTTTCTGAATTTTCATTTCAAGAAAAACACAAGGTAATGGAAAGCGTTCATGCTGCAGCTATACGCCATCTGGATGAGACAGGCGCCAGGACGGAAGAAAGGTTAGATCTACCTGAATCTCCAGTGAAAGCCATTGCTATGTTAAAAAATATAGAGGAACTGGCGGCCTCACAGGCCGGAAAATTAACGGATGTCGACCATCAGGCTATTGCAGAACTTGGTTCATTAGAAGAAAAATATGCAGACGGTGATATTGAGGATGATGATCTTGAGAAGCGCATTAAAGAATTATATAGCTTCTGTTCAGAGGCTGGAAGTCAGGAAGTTTATAAATTGGCGTGTAGCATACTAGGGGATACAGCCCCTCAACCAGAGTCAGCCCAATGAACAGATGTTCAGTAAATCGGATCTTACGCATAACGGTGTCTTCACCCGCAAGGTTGACGCTCTGGTCCAGTCGATAGACCGGTATCTCCCGCAGACAGGTTCTGCCGTGGCATCGATGAGAGCGTGCAGGCCTACCTTCAGCGACCGCTGGAAGGGGAATGATTCGCCTGTGGCGGGATGCGACCTGCGTAAAGTTGCGCAAAAACGGTCGGGTGGTCAGCGTGGCGGTAATAATCGCCTGCGCGGTCAGCCCGGACGGACGCCGGGAGATAATCGGGATGGGTGAAGAAAAATTTACGAGGTGGTTAAATGAAGTTGTTCACTGAAAAAATGCATCGCGGGTTCATATGGCTACCTGAAATTGGTATGGGACATTTTCCCGTTATGTCTGATAACCGCCCGTATGATGCGGCGTATTTTGCAAAGTATCAGGCAATGGCTGATACGGATTTGGGACGAGAATTGACGGCCGCTCGCATCCAGTTAGTGGCACGGCACTATACCGGTCCCGTGCTTGATGTAGGGATCGGGGCTGGTCAATTCGTCGAGAGCAGGCAGAATACCTGCGGTTATGATGTGAACCCGGCAGGTATTGAATGGCTGGAGCGCCGCGGGTTATGGGCTGACCTGTACGCCGGACGCCATACGGCATTATCCTTCTGGGAGAGTCTGGCGCACATTGCCCGCCCTGATATTGCCGTTGCACGCGCTGGACGTTGGGTTTTTGTTTCTGTCCCTGCTTTTGCCAGTGGGGACCATGTTCTGCGGTCAAAGCATTTCAAAAAAACAGAACATATCTGGTACTGGACACACGATGGACTTGTCAGCTGGTTTGCTGAACAGGGTTTTGCGCTGGCGGAACATAACACCTGTGAAAGCTTGTTAGGTCGTGAGGATATAGGATCTTATGCCTTCAGGAGGGTATAAAAAATATAATCTCCCGCAGAGAACACATTATTGACATGAGATTCACAATGCGGTTCTTTCGTATTAAGGTGTTGTCAGGTAACATGCTATTTTTTGCGATTTTGGGCCAGGGCCATGTTGCCTATGCCATCAATTCAGACCCCGGTGAGATAATGGGGAAATTAGCGCTATCCCACTGATATTTAAAAGTGGAACAAGAACTCAGTAATATAAAGCGTCGGGTACGACAGATGCTGGGATTTAAACCGTTTCATCGGCACATTCGCTTCTGGCAGGCATCGAACTGATCCACATGATATGCAAAGGGCAATACCAACACCCACAAAGTGATGGATTGCCAGTCGCAGAACACTTCTATTTGCTGACTGCCTAAACTGCCCCCTCAGCAAAAGGTGGCGATAAGTTTATCACCACAGACTATTTGCAACAGTGCCGGTTAAACTACATCAAGGTGGATTTTATGTATGATACTAAGAAGAAATAATTTGATTTCAATTACATCGTACGTCTTCAGGACGCGGATGCACCTAACGACCAAGATACACAATTGCTAGCTGATCGATTGTTTAGTAAATTTTCCGGTGATAGCAAAGCAATTCAACTAGATTGGGACCCAAGGGGAACGGCAGATAATGTTAAATATATTAAAGGGAAGAAGGATGATATTCATCCCTTGGGCGAAAACACCAGACTGTATTTTGTAACTCATGGGCACATTGGAGAAACCAGTCCAACTTTTAGTCAGTGGCCAAAAAATCTCAGATATAACCTTGTAAACTGGAGTGGGAATTCTCAGATTCAAGGGTTTCACGGAGGTGCCAGCAAAGAAGATGTGAATATTCCCTCACTAAGAGTAGCTTCTTTTATAGGAGCTATTACAAAAACAAACTTATTTAAAAATCTTGGGTTTTCTCAGGATAAAGATTCAATCAGAAACATTGGCAGGGTAAGTATCATTGCATGTAATACCGTTGATCCTGATGAGACTGTAATTAAAATTGTGTAATTGCCTGTTTTTGATATGTTCACTCCAACAACGGAGACAGGTAAATTATGGACGAAAAGAAACTCAAAGCGCTGGCGGCTGAACTGGCTAAAGGTCTTAAAAACGAAGCCGATCTTAACCAGTTTTCCCGTATGCTGACGAAGTTGACCGTCGAAACAGCGTTAAATGCTGAGCTGACCGAAAAATGACGATGCATTCAATTAGTAGAACATGTGTTTTTCGATAAACGCGCCGATGACTTTTTCGTGGATCTCAACGGAGCGCGAGAAGCAGATCGTTTTACGAGTCAGCCGCTTAATGCGGGTGCGGAGCGTCAGGTTATTACGCTCAATGCGTTGGGTGAAGATTTTGCCGGTCAGATGTTTATCCTTCGGCACCTCCCGACCATAGCTCCCCCAGTCGTCGCTGGTGATCATGCCGATGTCGAATGGTGTGAGCAGTGCCAGTAGCTCCCGGCAGGTTTCATCGGTTCGGGGACCAAAAGTGTAGGCCAGTACACCGCCTGTTAATGAGATGGTCACCCCCACCCTGTGAGCATTATGCTGGCAGGGTGTAATTCTCCCGAGGGTTCCATCATGCAAAACGCCACGCTTATTGGTATTGACTTGGGTAAACATTCCTTTCACGTTTATTGCCAGGATCGGCAAGGTAATGCCCTACTACGTAAGAAGTTTTCCCGCGCTCAACTGGCCACCTTTCTTTCAACCTGCCCGCTCTGTACCGTGGTAATGGAGTCCTGTGCGGGGGCTCATTACATGGCACGAACCGTATCTCTGTTGGGCCATCAAGTGAAGTTGATTGCTCCACAATTTGTCCGTCCGTTTGTCAAAAGTAACAAGAACGATTTTGTTGATGCTGAAGCTATCTGCGAGGCAGTTTCCCGGCCCTCTATGCGTTTTGATCCTACCCACGTAATGTGGACACGCTCCTAAGCGAGGTTCTGGTTTTCAAACTGTTCCGGACTGAGACCACCACAGGTACTGTGACGGCCAGTCTGTTGGTTACCCGTTTGGGGGATGGTAAAAATTACGCCAGTAGCCGTGATTTTGCTGCATCTACGGGGCTTGTCCCCAGACAATACAGTACGGGTGGGAAACCTACACTAATGGGTATCAGCAAGCGAGGGAACAAGATATTAAGAAGTTTGCTTGTTCAGTGCGCCCGGGCTTTTATGCGACGGCTGGAACATAATCCGGGACGTCTGGCTGAGTGGGTTAAAAAGCAGCTTACCAGCCATCATTCGAACGTTGTGGCATGCGCTCTGGCAAACAAACTGGCACGTATAGCCTGGGCAGTTACGGCACATCAGACGGAGTTCAGCAAATGAAAACCTAACGAAAATGGACATTAAATCAATTAATTAACAAGTTACTATCTGGTTTTGCGAAGACTGATTATTGATGACATGAACGGCCTATCGGCCTGTCGATGAACCTGGAACATCAAATGGCTCTCTGAAGCCGACCTGTTTTTAAGGTTCAGCAGGCGCGGAACTCATCGTGGCGCGAGTAATTACTGTTCACCAGACGCCGAATAGATTTAAGCAAGCCTGTCATAAGTCAAAATCAGTGTTGCAAAAAAGGGGGTGACAATAGATTGGTGTTGTACGCGTACCAGAGCCAGTGCTGCCGGGCTTTACTGCCAACGAAACTCCATTGCTCGTCGAGTTCACAGATAAGCGCCACATCAGCGAAATCTGTCATGGCCTTTAGGGTTCTGACCATGGCGGTAAACCTGAGCGGACTGACAACGGGGGCAATGAACATAAACGCTGGCCATGGGAAAACCTCAAAAGCCCGCATTATACACCAGATTCAACCAATTAGAGGCACCACCCAAAATATAACTTAACCCCAAAGGAAATAATCTGATGCCTACAGAAAATCCACAACTACAGCAAGCGATCGAAGAGTTTAATAAAGCCATTATACGTGCGGCAGAGTATGAAGGTAATATTGAGAATATCATTCGGGATAAGGTTGACAGTCTTTTCCCCACAGCAGAGAAATCTCTAAAAGAGAGCGTGGTTGCCCAGGCGGTGGAAAAAATAGCTGAGGCAAACCAAGCATTTGAGTTTAATCATCTGGGTAACGACCTGCTTGAACTCCCTGCGGTGGAATATATCGCACGCTCTTTTTTGCGCCGAACGCTGGAAAAGACGGCGATTGCTCAGGCTTACGATCCTGCTTTTTCCGTAGTAAAAAACAATCCGGATTCCGGGATCGGTTTCCTGGAAGGGTGGAGCAACGATAATGCGGAATGGGCAAAGCAAATGAACGCGTTGCTGAATGAAAGCAAGGTTAATGCCCGCGTGTTGACCAGCCTGGCATACAGCTATATCCGCCCTTTTCGCAACCCGCAGACACTGCGCAAGCTCGGGGGGGAAGCTAATGAGTCGTTGCTGGACAGCAAAGAAGCCAACTCGCGTCTGGATATTTTTACCGGCTCAACGGCGGGGGCGCCGCCGGCCATGTCGAAGCCGATCACCACTCAGCCTCACGGCTGGCCGTGGCTAAAATACGTCGACTGGAACGCCGCGGAAGCATTGGGCAACAAAACGTCACCGGATTTAATTGGCGACCGGCCAAGCAACGATCCGCATAAAGGGACGGGCTTCAAGTTTAAGGGCATGCTGCAGGCGATAAAGCCGCCGCCGTATCGACGCCATTCATTCTCCCTCAGGGAACGCGACCAACATGAATCGGGGTACGGCGGTTTTGTTATCAACGATAAGTCGATGACCTCAATAGGGGCAGAAAAACCTTTGGTGGTGAACTGGCGTCAGCAGAACATGGATAAAAAACTGCCGATGTTTGCCGGTCCGTCCAGTACCACGTCCTATATGTATGAAATTGCCCGTTTGTTTAATCTGCCTGTTGCTGAAGCCCAGGCATTCAGGCTGCTGTTGTTGGGCTGGATGATCCAGGCACGCGATCACAGCTTTACCGAAATTATGGGGGCACTGGATGCCTATGCCATGGAGTTTGATGAGCAGGGGCTTACGGCCGTACACAGTGACGCAAAAATGGTCTGGGGAGCAAGGCAGAATGGTGACTGGCTGCGCGCCTATGAAGATTTGATGACTGAGGATATTGACCTGCCTGCGTTGGAAGCCAAAACCCTTATTCTCGAGGGGCAAGAGATCCATTTGCCGGCGCAGGACGCCGTTCGCATCAGTCGGGATGAGTTTGACCAGTTCATTACCGCAGGCAGGGGATATCCGGCGCAATATGCTTCAGATGACTACTTGCTGAAAATAGGTGAGGCAGTTGCCGGCGGTGGGGAAGTAGAAGATATCTCCGGGCTGGCGTCAGAACGGATCCTGTATGCACCGCAAAATAGAGAAGATCTCAAACTCTATGATGCGCGGGAGCGAGAGCTACCGCCGCGTCCTGCCCGTAGCGCCCCCGGCACGCCTTTTCTGGATGGGGAAAAAGACGCGGCGGTTACGGCTTGGCTTGACGCTCTGCCTGAGGCTAAACGCGCGTCTATGCTCAATGCTGCGGCCTCGCTCCTGGCTGAGTCCACGCAAAAAGACTCCCTGGGTCATGTGTTCAATCACGGCAACCGTAACGATATCTGGGAGCTGTTTCTGACACAGCCGGGGACGAATATGCTGGCTGGCCAACTTAAGCTGGATCCGTTTTATCACGGAGAAGATCCGTTTGTGAATTTGCTGGATCGCGTGGCAATTGAAAAGACGCCACAGGCGCGCTCCAGTTGCCTGCTTGATGCCATTGGCGACAGCAAACAGAATCAGGATATTTTACTTAAAGGGATGCTGCTGGCCGTCACCCGCTTCTACACCGGCAACGGGGCCGTTGTGATCAACCCGGGTTACGGTGGGTTCGCGCCGCCGAAAAATGCGGGGGAGATGGAGAGTCACCTACAGGCTCTGCTGAAGAGAAATCAATACCACACTCCCGGCCAGCGCTCGCAAGCGAAAAGTGAGTATCGCCAGACGGTTGAACTGCTCCATAGGGCGCTTGAATCGCCGATGTTTGAACGGTATTCCGGCACGCTCTGGCACGGCTGTCATGTTGCCGTGGCCGAGGCATTACTTGAACAGGGCAACGATGCCCGGTTCCCGGGGTTTATGAGTACCTCTTACGATCCGGCGGTCGCCAAGAGTTATATGGTGAAAGGGGCGCTGATTATGGTGAAACCGGGGGAGGTCAGCGGATCGCTGATTGAAGGGATCAGTAATGCTCCGAGCGAGAAAGAAGTGCTGTTTCCTGAAGGGACGCCGTTTAACGTTGAACAAAGCTATGTGCTGCATCTTGAAAAAGGCTATCCGCCTGAAGCCAATTCAATGATGAAGAAAAAGAAATTCGATTTTGAAGTAGCGAATGGATCGAAAAAGCCTTACGTGAAGATCCGGGTGACCCGGCCCGGACAGACCGACGGGAGCGACCCCGAGGGAGAACGTGAGCTGGCATCGTTGATTGAACAGCTCAAAACCGGTAGCGTCGATGGACTGGAGCCGGAGACGAAAGTGGTGGTACTCAGGCCGAGGGCGTCAAAAGAGGAGGAGGTGTCGGCAGAGGAAGTGGATGCCATCAGGTCGAGCCCTGGAGCGAAAAAACCACAGGCGCAAATGATCGCGCGGTGGTGACGGGGACGGGACATGCCCACGCTCTCCTTTTGGTCCCCGAACTGATGAAACCTGCCGGGAGCTACTGGTACTGCTCATGCCATTCAACATCGGCATGATCACCAGCGACGACTGGGGCAGCTATGGCCGGGAGGTGCCGAAGGATAAGCATCTGACCGGAAAAATTTTCACCCAACGTATTGAGCGTAATAACCTGACGCTCCGCACCCGCATTAAACGGCTGGCTCGTAAAACGATCTGCTTCTCGCGCTCCGTTGAGATCCACGAAAAAGTCATCGGCGCGTTTATCGAAAAATACATGTTCTACTAATTGGATGCATCACCATCTCCGGCTTGTATTTCTATTCCACATAAATGCCGATATGAGCTGGCTAACTATGCGGCAGCTGCAGAGCGTTACAGCAACAGCGGCGTCGCGCAGCTTAATCTCTTCGACGATAACGCGCCCCGTCCCGGCAGTGAAAAACTGATGAGCGTGCTGGATTCACTCAATGCACGGGTGGGGCGGGGAACGCTCTATTTTGCCGGGCAGGGGATTGAGCAGCAGTGGCAGATGAAACGCGACATGCTGTCACCGCGTTATACTCGTCATACTTCAAGTTGCATGTGCGTTGGCTGCGTTCGCTCACCCCAGTCACATAGTTATCTATACTCCTGGGGCGCTTTAAGAGCCTGGTGTGGCGTACCCGCCAATGACAAACCAGGCCAGAAACGCAACGGCGACAATAAACACCAGAACAGGGAATGCGATGCCAATTCTCATACTTTCTCACTTCCATTATGGATTTTTAGTCTGCACAGGATACGGTTTCCGTGGGAAAGCGAAAAGCCTGGCAACGTCTGCTGCGATTGTAATCACCTGCGGCATTAAATAACAAGGCTGTTTAATTTTTGCTGTGTTAATGTTACAAATAGCGCTTTAGCACCATTTATTTTAGGGAGATTGGGATGATCCGGGAAAGGCTAAAAACGAAAAACGGCAAGCGTTTTATCATGGTCGTAATCTTCATTTTCGCTATTGCGGTGATGATCGTGGGGCGGGCAACTTTTGGCGGCGTCGTGCAGGAGTACGATCTGCCTTATTCGGCATGGACCACATCCATGTTCGTGCTGCAGGGGGCAATGGTGCTGGTTTACAGCATTGTCTTTACGCTGCTGTGCTCGATTCCGTTCGGCTTTATTTTGCTTGGCGGGAGCGAGCAAAAATAAACAAAGCAGGCGTCGTTTTACATGGCGGCGCCGGTGCAGTTTCGCTACATTGTAACTGAAAGAAAAGCCTATTTTCCTCAGTGGTGTGGTAGTGAAAAACGTTCAGGATGCATTGCGCAAGCGCCAGGCGCTTCTGATCTCAGCGGTAATTACATTGCTTTGCGTGGCCCTGTACGTGATGTTTGCTCATCAGAAGCGACTGACGGAAGTTAGCGAGGGAGTCAACGCTCTGGTGACGCAGTTGACGACCGTCTTCAACGACAACGAACTTATCGCCGACGCGACGGGGGTTCGTTTCCAGCAAATCAAAAGCAGCCACCTGTGCGGTAGTCTGACGGATTTTACGCCGCAGGGCAGTGGGACCTGGGCCATCAATGGCGGTCGTCAGGCTATTTCCTTCCAGCAGGGAACGATAATCTCCCGCGAGCGTAGTGAAAATGTGCGTTGCATATACGCGGCTGCCGAATTCATCCGCCACAGAATCAACGCGCTGAACTCAGGCTATTCGGCCTCTCACCGCTATATCGTCGCCTCCGACGCAAACTGGTTTTACTGGTTTTCGCCCGCCGATTCGCGGTTATTTGATTTTTCGACGTCGCAAATGGCCAGTAACCCTGAGGCCTACTTTAAGCCGCCACAGCCGTTTTATGACCGTCTGCTGCAAAAGAATCTCAGCATCAAATCCAGAAGCTCGACCGACTTTTACATCGACCAGATAACGGGTGAAAAAGCGTTCAGCATCGTCAGCTATATTTATGATCTTTCGGGTGTGCAGGTCTCCGACAATATTGTCGGTTATCTGGTTTATGATCATTCGCGGCCTGAGCTTTTAGCGGCGCTACGGGCCGGGTTTCCTGGAAGCCTGCCTGCGGCGTTGATGGTCGAACTGGGGAACAAACGAACGGGCGAAACGCTGTGTCTGACCGGTGAATGCTACTGGCGGCAGGGAGAGAAGGTGCGTCAGCTATCGGAAAAATATTATCTGCGCTACGCGCTGCCTGTCTATCTGTTCGCCATCAACGACCCGCTAGCCTGGCGGGTAATTCTGCTGGCGCCGGTTGTCTTTCTGCTTCTGAGCGGGGGGATTCGTCGTCGGCTGAACTACGGTGATACCCGGATGTATACCGATCCGCTTACCGGCTGCTTTACGCGCAAAATCCTCGATCCCGTGCGTAAATATATGGACGATCGCGCGTCGGTGATTCTGGTGGACTGCAACAAATTCAAGGCGATCAACGATACCTGGGGACATGAGGTGGGGGACCGGGCGCTACAGACGATCACCCGACTGATGATGGCTGTGGCGCGCCCGCAAAAAGACTGGGTCATCCGAACCGGGGGGGATGAGTTCATCATTCTGCTTGAGCACACGCCACTGGATGAGGCCAGGGCGATGGCGCAACGCGTGGCGCAGCGCATCGCCGGAGAGGCATTTATGGTGGACGGCAAGGCGCTACCGCTGTCGGTTTCCTGGGGCGTGGCGTCGTTTGCTCAGGATCTTGATACGACGATACAGCAGGCGGATGCCGATATGTATTGTATGAAGGTGAGCCGTCAGGGTGCCATGACCTCACGCTGA